GGGACCATTTGCCTAAAGAACTTCACCGCAGGGTGATGAGCGCAGCGGTCAAAGCAGCGGCTGAGATCGTTGAGACAGAGGCGTCAGTACAAATTGCAATTATTGGAAGACGCAACATCCCCTACACAGGCAAACTTGGAAACTCACGCAAGACAGGCACGCGAGATTTGTGGGGACAAAAGCCTAGAAAGCGTATCGGCACGCCTGCCGGAAACGACATGAGCAAAGCAGTCACACGCAAAACTCTGAAGTACAAAAAACGAGCACCTAGCACAGCAATCGTCGGAACTGACTATTATCAATACAACTTTGGTCACATTCATGAGCCGCGAGTCGGAGGGGCTCCAGCCAGACATGTAATGTGGGGACGCGACAGCGGGTAAATGCACATGCAGCGTCCTTGGCTTGCACCTGCTGCCAAGTCAACCATTCCGCTTCAGCGGCAAGCAATGATTAAAATTATTGAAACACGGATGAAAAGGTTTTTCAAGTAATGAGTGTTGCTACCGCAGTTCGACAAATCATTGCTGACGATGCAACCGTGACATCCTTAGCAGGCAATCGAGTCACTGTTGACTTCATTCCCGAAGACTCGGTGATGCCTGCATTGCTGCTGTACATCGTTTCAGAATCGGCTGAAGACTGCCTAAGTGGGTTTGTTGGATTTGAAACTGCAAAAATTAGAGTAGAATGCTACGGCGAAACGCGAAGTCAGGCAGATGCTCTTCACGCAGCAGCAAGAGCAGCGTTAAACGGTGAACGTGGCGTCTACAGCAACACATTCATCAAAGGCATTGGTCAAGATACTGGCCGAGTATACTTAGTCGATAAACCAAATGACGGGACAGATCACTGGCTGTTTCGCACAATTCAAACCTTTGAAATCTCTTACAACTCATTTTAGAGAAGAAAAAATATGCCATATCAAGGAATGACCGGACAAGGCACAACTGCCGTCCTGACGACCAACGCTATCACTGGATGCGTACGCAGTCTTACGTTGCCTGAATTGACGCAAGACAAGATCGATGCAAGTTGCCTCGATACGACTGGATTTATGAAGTACATTCCAGGTGACCTTACCGACCCCGGTGAGTGCCAGCTTGAAATCATCTTCGATCCAACCTTTGACTTTGATGCCATTGTCGGAGTTGTCGATACTCTGACCATTACCTTTGCCATTGGTGATCCAACAAACACAACCAATGCAACTTTGATCGGTACTGGTTTCATTACCAATTACAGTTTGCCAGACTTGAGCACTAACAACCTTGCAGTCGTCAACGTGACGTTTGCTTTTGATGGTGACACTGGACCTGCATTCACTGTTGAGTCGTAATCATGAATATCGAACTTCTACCCTGCGAAGGCAAGAACCTTGCCACCGGCGCAAAAGAGGTATTCAAGCAATACCGAGTTGTTGTCGATGGCACGTTGGTTGGCTACAAGTCTTGGGATTTCGGAAGCTCGATATGTTTCGTCGGAAGAGTTTCACCTGTTGACAAATCCTTGATTGAAGAAGAGGTCAGTGCTATCCTTGGTGACAGTTCAGGCGGCGTCATGCCACCTGAGTTCGATCCAGATGACTTGCCCGAAGAGGATTACGAAGATGACTTCCCTGACGAAACAGTTACTGCTTGATCACTGCAAGATTGAGGTCAAAGAGGTAAACATCGAAGGCCTTGGCGTTTTGTACGTCAAGCCTTCGAGTGAACTCCAGAGATCAAAACGCATTGCAGAAATGTTTGACAAGAATGGCAATTTGACCAATGAGTCAAAGCAAAGACGCAGGGTGAATTTGATCATTGACCACATCTGCGATAAAGATGGCAAAGCAATGTTCACAGAAGGTGACTCAAAAGACTTGCTGGCTCTTGATGGGAGCAAGCTCGATCCGTTCATTGAGGCAGTAATGCTCATCAATGGAGAACTTGAGGGAAACGACGAGGCCGAGTAGATCGGCTTGTGAAGCACTTCGACAAAAACTTTAGGTTGCGTTGGGTGTTCAAGATTTGTCAGAAACTGGGCATTGATGACCCATGTCACTGGATGAATACAGTCAGTCCTCTTCTCGTCGATCAGTGGATCGCGTTTGAAGTTGCCGAGCAACAAACAACGTCCTCATCAGACATGCTAGACCCCGACGAAGCACTCAAGAGGTTGACCAGTGGCAGGTAATAACGTCCGCATCGGTGCTCTGCGATATGACATCATCGCAGATAGTTCTTTGTTCACGCAGGGTGTTACTAAAGCTGCACGGATGAGCCGGAAGCTTGCTAAGGACATTGCTGTCACTCGGGCACCTTTGGAGAGATTTAAAAAGGAGTTGCTGCAAGCACGCAAGGCACTTAAAGCTAATCTAATCGACGAAAAAGCTTATTTGCACACAAAGAAAAGATTGCGTGCGCAATACATTCAAGAGAATGCGTTAATCAATAAGCATACTCACAAACTGCTTCTAAACACAAAAGCAAAGAATGCTAATGCTGCTGCATCGTCGCGGATGAACTTAGCAAACATCGGTGGTGCTGCTGCGTCGATGTTTGGAGGACGAGGTGGTGCTGCTGTAGGCCGAGGTATCGGAATTGGTGCTATGGCAGGAGGTGTAGCAGGTGGAGCACTTGCTGTTGGATTTGGTGGTGCATTTGCAGTTGGAAGGATGTTAGAAGAGTTTGGCGAACTTGAAGAGGCAGCGACCGACCTCAAGGTTTTCTTAGGTGAAGAGTTTGGTGAAGAGTCAGCAAATGCGTTTCGGAAAATTGCTAGAGAGTCTTCATTGACTACCGCTGGCTTAATTAAGAACGCAAGGGTTTGGGCATCCTACGGTCTTGAGACTGATAACATCGTAGACATGGTCGAGAGACTTGGCATTGCAGCAGGAGGCGAACGAGAAGCTTTCGACAACCTCACGCGAGCAATGGCGCAGGTCAACGCTGCTGGCAAATTGATGGGACAAGAGAAGAACCAGCTGATCAATGCTGGATTTTCTCTAAAGATCATTGCTGATGAAGCTGGCGTAAGCATGACAAATTTTGCCAAGGCAATGGAAGAAGGTTCAATCAGTGCAGAGCATGTCAACAATGCTTTGATCAAAGCAACCAACGAAGGTGGACTGTACTTCGGTCGTCTTGAAAAGAAGGCAACTACTTTAAATGGAAAGCTTGACTTAGTCACAAACAACTTTAACGATTTGTTTGCTAATCTTGGAGAGTCAAAGCAGGGTCCAATTGTTGGGGTTCTTGATTTTCTAAACGAAACCCTTTCCCGCATGTCCAAAGTGATTGCAGAAGCAAATGAGCTTGAGAGAACGAGAAAAAAAGCAAGAGGACTTGAATCAGTTGCTGGCATGCCAACCAGAGAGTTTAGCGTTCCAACTTTTACAACTGGAGAAAAATTCGGAAGCCTTGGAAATAAATTTGGACCTGGCCGTCATGCAACGGCAATGAACCAATCAATGAATAAGCAGCTATTTGACAATGCCGTGGCTAGACGAGAAGGAATTTATGGAATTGCAGACTTTTTATTAGGAGCTAGGAGTTTTTCGGAAATTTTTCAGTCAGAAGACTTTGTAAGATTGAAACGTACTCAAGAGCAGCAACAAGCCAATGAAAGGCTTCAAAGAGCAATGGCAAAATCTGGTGTTGTCAAAGAAGATCCTGAGAAGGTAGCAAAAAAAGCAGAAGCAGATTCTGCAAAAGCAGAAGAGGAAGCACTTAACTATCTTAAAGAAAGAGGCAAGTTGCAGAAAGAACTTGCAAGTGACGAAGAACGTCACATGATGGAAATGCAGGAAGAACTTAATGAGTATGCAGCAAAGATTAGAGGTACAGTCGGGTCTTTACTCGATGAAAGAATGCTTTTGCAAATGAAGAAGGATGCAATGGCAGCGGAATCAAAAAGAGCAATTGACGAAGATCAAGCAGAAGAACAAAAACGACAAGCAAATAAACTTGAGCAGGCTCTTGATGTTGCTGGACCTGGAAAGATGAGACAAAACAGCATTGAGGAATTTATCTACCTAAAAACACAACGTGACAATGCAAGAAAAGAAAAGCGAGATGAAGACAGGTATCAGAAAGATAGGCAGTTAAAAATTGAACAACACAACGAAACAATAAGAAGCATTAAAGAGCTAAAGCCAAGTCAGCAGCAAGCTGATGCAAACCAAGTCATTCCAGTAAATTAAAGGTAAGTAACATGGCTTTGACTTATGAAGTCTGCCAAATGAGAGAGACAGGCTACAGTGCCTCATCAAACAACAGCGGAGGCATGAAGTCTTGTCAGATTTCTCTGAATCAGGTTTATCGTGTTATTGTTACTGATCCTGCGAATGCAAACTTTGCACCTGATGACGTTACGGATGTGCATGTTGCGTTCGCGCCGGGCATACCAGTGGTCAATTATCACACTTGGTATGACTCTGTAACAAACATCGGAATTCCCTTAGCTGTTTGCAGCAGCAAATCAGTTAGGCGGCTAGACTCAAACGCAACAGTTTTTGAAGTCACCTGTACTTTTGCAACAGAACCTGGCAAACAAAGCAAGGCACAGGAATCAGAAACGCCAGACAATCCACAGCCAGAGACACCACCTACAAGCGTAACGGACATTGATCCTGTTGTGACTAGGGGTGTTATAGGTCGCGACATCGTAATGCATGGTGCTCCTGCTTATGGGCCTAACGGATCTGCGGTCATTTTGGACCCTAGCTTAAATGCAAAAACAATATCTACAAAGTTCCTGCCAGTTGCAGATGCATTTGGCGTCGGAATTGATGGTCTAAGAAATGAAATCGAACAACCAGTCACAAGAAAAAAACCTCTTCTCCAATTGACCATAACACAGTTTGAAGACACTTTTACTGATCAAGACTTATTGGACAGATGCTACAAAGTAAACTTGACCACATATAGAGGATTTGTGACAAAATCAGCAATGATCACCAACATCAATGCTGTTGCTCAAAGCGTTCAAATGGCAGCAGGTCCAGCAGAAAAGTATCGTGTTACCTACACTGTTTTGGTTGATGATTACACAGTTGTAAGTGACGAAAATGGAACGCTGTTTGTTGGTCATGCGGCATCAGTTCCGTTGATCGGTCATTGGCACTTTGATGCAAACGGTGATCCAGTCCAGTTTCAGCAGAGTGGGGCAGGAATCGGCGCGGTGGGATTGCTGAACTTGGATGGAACAGCAAAAGATCCAGACGACACTCCTGACTACGTCAGATTTGATACCGTAGAAGAAACGGAATTTAACTTGGCAGCAGGCGGCTTTTTACAGGTTTAACAATGGCAAGCTATTCGTTCAGCAGTAGAGAGATAGCAGAAACACTTGCAGACGTTGGTCGCAAGGCTATGGCAGGAGCACCGTTGCCACAAGAGCCAACGGGAAGAGAAACTATCTTTGTAAAAACTCCTGCAAATGGCATTGCTGCAAGATCAGGTGATGTCTGCACTGCTGAAGATTGTACAAGGGTTTACCTTTCGGCATTGGAGTTTTCTGAAAAGTCTTCGCTTACTGTACCTGTCGTAAACACTACAGAGGAGTTTGTTGAAGGTAGTATTTACATAAGTGCTACACGGGTTGGTGTTTACTGGGTCTTTGATGGGGAGGCATCTGGATCAAGCTTAAAGCAGTTGACAGCAACGTCAGCAATTAGTGCTGCAAGCGGACTAACCTTTGGAACAGGGACAGCAGACATCTTGCAGATTAACTCTGGTGGAACTGCTTACGAGACAGCGGGGCTTGCAGATGTGGATATTATCAATCCTTGGGAAGAGTCAATCGCATCCGGTGCAATGTTGACCTGCTACAAGGAAGGTGCAAAATATGTCATCGTTCAAGTCTCATGCCCTGCTTAGGAAGTACAGATGACAAACGGAATGAGATGGATGGGTGCAAGATGCCCGTCTTGTGGATGCAATGGTGTTCCTCCAACAAGCTATGCAAGTTGCTGCCGGTGCAATCCACCATCGCAAATAGTTGTTACAAGCTTGCTGTATCCAGTAACTCAATACACAACTACTGGACCATATGTTTGGCAATCGGCAGAGTTGATTGCATCAAACATGACACTTTCAACATCGGGATTACCAGTAGGTTGCTACCAATACAAAGATTTTGTGGTTGGTAATGGATGGGACACAGGTCAGCCAATTGGTGCGTACGACTATATAAATGAAAACGCTTGGTTCAAGTATGTAAACGGAACTCAGTACAATGACAACCAAATAACTCCTTGGGAGTTAAATGTTTCTTTTACTTGCAGCAATAATTCAACAACAATGAGAGTTGAGTTTGGGAGTGCCGGATTTCAAGAAGTATTTACTACTACTCTTTCTGCTAGCAACTCTGTACCAACGCAAGAGTCTTTATGCGAAACAGACAGCATTGTGTCAGGCACAACCTCAAACTTGCAATTCTACAAAAAACTGACTTTCACCACTGTTAAAGACTTCAATCTTTGTGACTGGCATGGATTGTATACAGGTTGCGACATGTCAAACATGACACTCACAAATGGAGTCAAAACACTTAGCGGAAACAATGACGGAAATCAAAACGGATCTAGCAGTTGGACATCAGGAGGCATGTCAGGAGACTACATACTTGTGCCAAATGACGCAGGTAGCGATTGGCGATTCGGCAAGCCAAGCGTTTTAGCAAATGGAAGCAATAGAATTGCTTTGTACAATCAGTTTGGAGTCGTTGTTGCAAACTACGAAATGAATGCTTGTGAAGGAAACACAACTTGGACAAACATAAGCAACAGTGCTGATGTTTTTACGTTTACAATAAACGGAGGGAGGCACTGCGATGACATCTAGCGGCGTAGGCCACCAACTTGGCTTGTTAATTCCAAAATGGATTGTTAAGTCAAACAGCCAGTGCAAGTGCTCCGACATGGCAGCAAAAATGGACAGGTATGGAATAGTTTGGTGCGAAGACAACAAGAACACAATCGTTGCACACTTGATGTCTCAGTCCGAGCACCTCATACCCGCGTTCAAGCTTGTTCCAAAGACAATGAAAAAGATAGTTGCAGAACAACTTGTGAACAAAGCAATCGAGAACGCAAGAAAAGCTACCTAAGCCTGCGTCCATATTTATTCTTCTTTGGCATTGGCTCGAAGTAAGGCACTCCATCGATCACAACTCCACAGGAGATGATCGGTTTCTGTGCGAACGATGCACCATAGGCCATGACTGCATGTTTGTGATCGACACCACAACCAACTGACATTCCCCAGTAACGCGAGTTGTTGTTACATCCCCAGGTCACGCCTCCGGCAGTGTGGTGATGGCCGATTGCAGATGATGTCCAGTCTGCTTCTGCTTTGGCAATTGCAGGAGTCTTGCCTCCGCGTCCTTGGTCCCCGTGGAAGACTTGGTAGTCGTCGATCTGCAACTTGTGATAGCGAGGGTAAAACTTCCAATCGATGCCCCAAATCTCAGCCTGCTTTCTTAGCAGTGAAGGATCAAGACCAACTGCTTTCATCTTGCGTGCAAGGTTGGCATCGTGGTTTCCAGTCATGACCTCAACATCCTTGCCGAATACATCCTGCATGTGCTGTATCTGGTTTCGTGCAGCTTCCATCTCACCCACGATGTCAGTAAAGCCAATTTCACTATCGTGAAAGCTTGCACTGTGATGGTCCGCGAGATCCCCGATGTGAATGATTCTGTTGACCTGCCACTGCTCAAAGATGCTCATGCACCACTCTGCATATCCATCTAGCATCACCGGGCAATGGCTATCTCCGATGATCCCGACTCGATTTGACTTGCTCATCCTTGGCTTTCAAAAAAGTGTACGCGAACGTAGGGTCCGTTCTCTTTGTCATCTGAGTCTTGGACTCCCAAGCACCAAGAAACGTGCTTTGCGTTGTCGTCTTCCAAGATTCCATAGGTCACCAGCGAATCAACAAGTTCCTTTGCTCCACGCAGGGTAGAATCGTGATCCCACAACCGCTGGCGAGGGCCAAGCACTCTCTCAATCACCAAGCCTACACGCTGGGCTAGGGCATCTTCTAAGAGCACTTCATGGTAAAATTGCCCAAGAGTCATCTCGATGCCTTGAGCCGTCACAACGTAACTCTGAGGGATCGCAGCAAGCCATTGCTGCTTTTCTCGATGTGCAGCAGAAAAGTGCTTTGTTCGTCCTGTGTTTCCGTTTTTCAACTCTTTCTTAATTGTCAGAGTGAAAAGCTTATCGCTTGGTGAGATCGAAAAATCTTGGAATTGCATCTTGACCACGATCTTCGAGGACGCTTAGAATCGGAAAAGCAGCAACAAGGATATAGCAAAAATGGAGGAAAAAAGCAATTATCTAAACGTCTGCTTGACTTGCGAAGACTATTCAGAGTTTTGCACGTTGCTACGCAAGAAAGCAGATGAGTGCGATGAGAAAGGCAGATCCTTTAATCTTCGCAGAGCGGCAGGGTTGATATCAAATCACTTCAGAACTGACTATCTCAGCCCTTATGTAAATACCAAAGGCTTAGACAAACACGGTTTGCTTCCAGTGTTTTTGCGTGCAGACGTTGAGATGTCTGGTGAAAACATAGCAATCGATCTGATGATCGTCGCTGACGATGGATTTGGATACAGTCTGCTTGAAGCAAGAGGTATTTACGAGATTTTGACACCACAAGAACTGGCCGAGAGGTCAATCAAAGCAAGGAGAAAGAGAAAAGATGAGCATACTTGAAAAAGTCAAGCGAGGCAAAGTTGCCAAGCCAAGACGCATCTGCGTCTACGGATCTCACGGCGTTGGAAAAACAACCTGGGCGTCACGATTCCCCGATGCACTGGTCATCGCGACCGAAGATGGCTCAGGTGACATCGACGTTGCAAGACTATCTGTTGACAATGCACTCGAAGTTCTGCAAGCTGCAAACGAAGCGTCTACTTCAGATTTCCAAACAATCATCATCGACTCGATTGATTGGTTTGAAAAGTTTGTTGAGGATGCTTTGCATGCTGAAGGCTTTCAGCAAGACTTCGGCAAAGGTACTGTAGAAGTAGCTCGAAGGGTTGGAAAATTATTCGAGCAACTTGACTTGTGCATCGCAAATGGAAAGACTGTCATCCTCATCGCACATGAAGAGACGAAGAAAGTTGAGTCTGTGTCAGGTGCGTCTTGGGATCGCGTGCAACCCAAGTTAAGCAAGAAAGCATGCGGTCGCCTGCTCGAATGGGCGGACGAAGTGCTCCATGCTGAGATCGAAACATTTGTCAGCAGCAAAGACGAAGGGTTTGGACGAGAGCGTGGCATCGCGACAACTTCGGGACGCAGGATTTTGAAGTCGGATTCACATCCGAGCTATGTCAGCAAACGCAGGATCACGCTTGATGACAAAATTGATATGAATGATCCAGTTGACTGTTTTTTAACCTCAATCACAGAGTAGTAACATGGCAGAATTTAGTTTCGATAATAATGAAGTAGAAGCAGCAGACGAGTACCAGCAGATTCCTGCTGGTAGGTACACGATGGTTGTCACCGAGACTGACCTGATGCTGACGAAGAAAGCCAAGGAAGCAAACGATGCTAAACTTGGTCAGTACATTCGCGTCAAGTTTCAGATCGTTTCGGGTGAGTTTCAGAACCGCGTGATCTTTCAGAATTTTAACGTGGTCAACGCAAATCCGAAGGCTGTTGAGATCGGCCATCAGCAGTTTCGGAATCTGCTGGAGTGCTGCGGGATTGCGAAGATCACTGACACATCGGAGATCCATCAAAAAGTGGTCGTTGCAGACATTAAAAACACTCCTGACACTGGATATGGCGTAGGCGTCGATGTCAAACGCTACTACCCCGTTTCAAAGACTCAGACGACGACCGTCGAGTCTGCTGTGACTGAGCCTTCCGGCCCGGTCGCGTTTTAGAACTCCTGCTGACGTTCAGTAGGAGCGTGTGCAGAAAAATCCACCTATCTCGCGAGGGTGGTCGCTTTGAGCACGGCGTTGAGGTGCTCTTTTTTTATGCTCGCATGAATGGTCACTGGTCACATTACACAATGAAAGGAACTGGTTCCGTGGAAGGTTCAAAATTCCTTGACCAGTCAGGTTCGATTCCTGATGCGGGTACTTTAAGCGTCGGTAGTTTATTTAGTGGCATCGGTGGTTTTGAACTTGGCTTTGAAGCAACGGGTCGTTTTAAAACTCTCTGGCAGGTAGAGCGTGACAGTTACGCAACCCAAGTGCTTGCGAAGCATTGGCCTGATGTAGTGCGGCATGATGACGTTTGCACTTGGCCGAACAAAAAGACTCAGCCGGTGGATGTCATCATCGGCGGTTTTCCTTGTCAAGACATTTCATACGCAGGTAAAGGAGCAGGTTTAGATGGAGAAAGATCAGGACTCTTCTACGAACTCATGCGAATCGTTCGCGTGGTGGGACCAAAGTACGTTGTCTTTGAGAACGTGGCAGCGTTGTTTACTAGAGGGATGGACCAGGTTCTCGGAACGCTTGCCTCGCGTGGGTACGATGCGGAGTGGGAAGTTGTTTCAGCGGCAAGCGTGGGTGCGCCGCACAGACGCGACAGAGTGTTCATTATCGGATACTTGGCCGACTCCGACGACAAGCAATGCAAAGGGTGCGAGCAAGAAACGCTACGCAGGAAGTCCAGAGTATCGCGGGAATCTGGACGAAGCAGTTCGGACCAGCGAGGAATGTGGGCAACTGAACCCAGTGTGGACAGAGTGGTTAATGGGTTTCCCAAACGGATGGACCGACTTAGATGCTTAGGCAACGCCGTTGTACCCCAGGTTGCACAAGTCGTTGCAGAACGACTACTCGAAATACATGATCAAAACAATTAACCACAAGAGACAGCAATGAAACCACCCTACGAATACAGCCTGCGTGAATATCAACAAGATGCAGTCAACGGATTTTGGAATTATGTACGCAACTCTGAAGGCAATCCTGTACTTGTGCTTCCGACTGCTGCGGGGAAATCAATCATCATTGCAGACATCTGCAAAGGTCTTGTTGCAGTAGGATATCGAGGCCTTGTCATATGCAGGCAGAAAGAACTTGTTCAGCAGAACCTTGCTGCTCTCAATCGATTCTGTCCTGATGTTGATGCTGGAATCTACTGCGCCGGACTTGGTCGAAAGCAGACAGACAAGGACATCATCTTCGGAACGATCCAGTCACTCTCAGGTCATGCAGACATCTTCGGAGCAAGACAACTGACTATCATTGATGAGGCTCATCAAGTCTCGTCAAACGAGAATACTCAGTATGCGAGGTTCCTTGCTGATCTCAAGACGTACAACCCGAAGACTCGGACACTGGGATTGACTGCAACTCCGTTCAGGCTGGATTGCGGACCCATCGTCGGGCCAAATCAGATGTTCGATGGAACAGCGTACGAGGTCACTGTGAAGCGTATGCTCGATGGTGGATACATTTGTCCTGTCAGGACTGCAAGCGTCTCTACAGTCGATACAAGCAACGTGCGTCGATCTGGCTGGGACTTTAACCTCTCAGAGCTTGCGAGCACCTTCGAGGCGACTGTTGAGGCAAACGCAGATGAGATCATTTCTGTTGCAAATGCCGAGGATCGCAAGAAGTGCCTCTGTTTTACAACTAGCGTACAGCATGCAGAAGACCTTTGTAAAACCTTAGAGAAGAAGACCGGCGAGCGTGCTGCGGTCGTCACTGGTGATACCCTCCCAATCTTGCGAGAGGCAATACTTGAGAATTTCAAGACAGGTGCTCTGAGATGGCTTGTCAACTGCTCAGTGCTCACCACTGGCTTTGACGCTCCGAGGACTGATTTGATTGCTCTCTGCCGGGCGACACTAAGCCCCGGCTTGTTTGCTCAGATGGTCGGCAGGGGTCTGAGACTGGCCGAGGGAAAGACAGAGTGCCTCGTTCTAGACTTCGGTGGTAATACACGCAGGCACGGTGCGATAGATGATCCAGAGTTTGGGATTGCCTCTGCAAAAAGTTCATCAGGCGAACCAGGCGAAGCACCGAGGAAAGAATGTCCAGCTTGTCAGGCAGTGGTAGCCAGCGGGACAAGGTACTGCGAATGTGGCTTTCGTTTCGAGTTTGAATCGAACGTCGATAAGAAAGCAGACGGTCTTGCGCAAATCATGCAGGCAGGAAACGAACCGAAGTGGTATGAAGTCGTTGATGTTGACTACTTTATCCATACGCCAAAAGACGAAGACAAAGAGCAGTCGATGCGTGTTCAGTACACGGTTGAGCCTCTTGATGACGAGTCACGCGACGGCAACTTGAGCACACGCAGATTCAATGAATGGATCTGCCTTGCACATGCAGGGTTTCCGAGACAGAAAGCAGTCAGATGGTGGATGGCCCGAAGCAGGAATGAGCCACCAATCACAATCTTTGAGGGCGTAGAACTTGCCGAGAAAGGTTGTCTTTGCGTGCCTACCGAAATCAAAGTCAAGCCAGATGGGAAGTACCATAGGATTACCGACTACAAGCTTACCGAAAAGCCTGAGTTTGTTCACCTTGAAGAGGACGACTGTCCTTTCTGATAATTGACAAATCTTGCATTTTTTGCTATGGTTTTTTTGCGTGGTGGAGTCAAGGGTTGACCCGCGAAAAAGAAGCGTGACCTTTCTCGATCACGCTTTTTACAGTCACAAAAACGTGAAAACCATGAAAAATGCCGATCTGCTACAGCAAAAGATGCAGTCTGCTCAAAGCAGAGTTGAAAAGCTTATCGGCAAGGCCTCGACCAAACTGATGGTGAAAAATGCTGTTGCGAAAGAATGCTCGCGAAAAGATTCGGGAAATCGCGAGACAGGAATACTTGATTGCGTGCAGGATGCACGACTTCTACTCAGAAAAAGCAATCATCTCTCGGATTGCTCGCAAGAATGCAGTGAAAAGACTGCGTGACTCTCCTGAATACGGTGGTATTCTTAATGCACTGCTGTTGAGCATTGCAACGAAGCTTTTGACGCAGATCATTGAGAAGTGGATCGAAGAAAACCTAAGCGGCGAAGAAGTCCAATCAGGGTATCAAGCAGGGGAGCCGGGATATGAATGAGCTAAAATCCAACAAATCGTTTCAGTTCATCTGTGGCGTAGGAACCTTGGCTTTGTTGTTTTATATGCACAGCAACGGAGTCTTTGCATTCTTGCTAGATGATGAGCCTCCCGAAGGGATGGAAAGCGTATCACTGGCAACGCTAGTGTTGACAAGTCTTGCCAGCGCGGTTCAGTTGATTGGAATACTGAGCATCGCGATTGTGTCCGGCGTTTTAAAGCCTTTGGCCGAGTGGACTGTAGATTCAGTCCGAGCAAAGTTCCCAAAGGTTGATGCAGTTGCCGAGCAGGTTGAAAAAAGAATTGACATGGAAAAACTTGTCAACGTGCTCAATGACCTCGATGAGCGTCTTCGCAAAGTTGAGGAAACCGAAGATGATTGACATCCAAGAGAGATCATTTGCTCCTTCTCAGCAAGAAAGCAAATTGCCAGTGATGCTGTTTGCTGCTCTTTGCTTCGTTGTCTGGGACTCTGGGTACTACAAAAAGTGGTTGCCATCACAAGACCGTGAAGAACAGTCAATCGAGGTCAGTGCTGCTCTGCTGATCAAATCACCTGAGATGACCGTCGATCAGCAATACACAGCATCGAGTCCGGTTCTTGATGAGATTGCAGACCAAAGAGGCATCAAATTCCGAGTCATCGACGATGCACCTGGTGAAATCTCTGGAGCACCTCAGTGGTTGCAAAAGTTGTTTCTTAAGCATGAGAAGGATTCCCCTTGTTTGGCAGTCGTCGATGCTGACGGAAAAAGCAAGTCTCTTGATGCTCCAGAATCTGTCTCTGACTTTAGACGAAAGATAGGTGCAAGGTGAGCGAGTTCGGGACAGGCTTTATCGACCGTGACTTTGAGGCTCAACCATTTGCCTCGGTGGTCCCAGAATACTCAGGAGAGAAGTATCCGCGTGATGTCTGGCGTGACATGATTGCAGAACAAGATAAACGCGACTGCTCTCCTTGGCATACATTTAAGTCAGCAAATTGTCCCATATTAAATCAGGCCCGAACAAATTACTGCTGGTGCTTCGGCTTGGTGCAAGGTGTAGCCGTTGCACTGGCCCAATCTGGTTACGACGAGTCACCACCTCTGCACCTCTCAGCAAGCTATCCTGCTCAGTTGTACAAGAACTACCGCAATGTAGGCGGCTGGGCAATGCAGGCAGTCCAAGCTGTTCAAGAGCACGGTATCCCTACAGTGCAGGTCTTTCAGGAAGCGTTGATTTCACGCAGTCATGCTCAAAGATCGATAGTCAAGAAGTCTGCTAAGAAATACGGCATTGCAGAGTATGAAGAGATCCCAAGCAGGGACTTCGAGACTGCTTTTAGTGCTCTGGTTGCACCTGACTGCTCACCTGTCACTCTGGGGTTGAGTTGGTGGGGTCACTTGGTGCTTGGTATCAAGGGCGTTTACGAAGAGGGCAAAGGATATGGAATCCTTATCGTAAACTCTTGGGGAAACAATTGGTCAAGCGATGGAATGCAAGTGCTCTGGGAGAAAGGCAGTCGGAACTGCATTGCTCAAGAGTACGTTGCGATCAAATCAGCAAAGGTAATTTGATGACTACAAAGATTTTTGACTTTCTGCTTTACGGAGCAGCAACGATTGTGATCCTATCGATCATGTCGAGTGCAACGGTTGCTGAGAGGAAATATAAAGAACAAGTTGACGACATTGAGTTGATTGAAGTCGAAGAGCCTTTGATCATTGAAGAGGAAGAGGTTGACCTGACTTCTGAAATTGTCTTTACAAGCCAACCATCGTGCGGTCCATGCAAAGCGTTCGAGCGTGATTGCGTTCCTGCATTACGCAAGGCTGGCTGGAGAATGACTAAGGCCGGTCCTGATTCGCGTGGGACTCCAAGCTTTGACCTTTGCTTAGGCGGCAAAGTTGTTGCTTCCAAAAGCGGATACAGGAACAGAAGGTCGTTTTTCCAATGGGTAAGAAATGTAATTGCGAGGGACCGATGAGCACGCCAGACCCAACAACTCTCGGAGTGCTAGTGACGGCACTCACCGGGATGTCAGGTGCTATTACTGTACTTTGGCGACAAACAATGAAACATCTTGGCGTGACTGAGGCACGTTTGGAACGAGCAGAAAAACTGGCCGAGGACTGCCAACAGGACCGGCTTGAAATTTGGAAAGCTTTGGCAGAGCAAAGCAATAAACCAGCTAACAAAAACGAAGGATACAACTGATGAGTATTGATTACTTACGAGATGTAAAACCACTTGAAGACCAAGGCATCTCAGACGAGGTGATTGCACAGAGTCTCCGAGATGCAACTGCAAATGCGATTTCATGCTCGTCAGCAAAGGAGATCCTGCAAGAGAATGGTGCGGTCATCATCGACCCTGTCACTGGTGAAAAAAGCGGGTTGCTAATTAGCTACTACCAAAGTCTTTCGGTCGGCAGTGATTCGCAGGTTCTGATCGCTTACTTCATTGAGCATGTGTTTGTTGGTGGTTCGGAGGTAGATACAAATGTCTATCCTAGAAGCATCCAGTGGGCATCTGTCACTTCCGCGATGCCTGCGGATCTGCAACCCACTGTCGCTGCATTGCTTCAGTCAGCAGGTGATCGTCCAAACCCTGACGCAAGCGTTGCTGAGATTGTTGCTGCACGCGAGGAATACGAGGCACAGCAAGCAGCAGCGGAAGCAGAACGTGAGGCCCGAGCAAATTTTGCTGTCAAGAAAGCGCGTTACGACGAGCTATACAACGAGCACATCGCACCGTTGCAAGTTCAACCAGGCGTGACCAATTCTGACTGGTCTGTTGCTCTTAACGCAATGGCGAACGACTTTCTTTTCACTGAAGACGTAACAGCGGAGTAAGCTATTATGCCCACCGGCCTTGGCGATGAGAAACTGTGGATTAGTGCCACTAATGACAATACCGGAACCTCGACAGCGTTTGATGACCTGTCGGGGGAGGGTAACGATGGCACTGCAAATGGTGGCAT